AAGAGAAACTGTTTAGGAGGGACGATGTATTTAATGACGCTACATGGGACTACCAGGCGACCATTGAGTGAACGACTGCGAGAGAGGTTGGACAAGCTGGATTCAAAACCCAGCATGTTGTTCTGTGGGCAGTGCGAAACGCACAAGCCCAACCGTATGCCGTACTGGAAACCAGGCCATGCTCGATGTCGTCACTGTGAAAGGATTAAAGGATGAGCTACCCGCACACGGGGAATCGACAGTGCCGCAACTGTCGACACTACAAGACTGCGGGGAACTTCAGACTGCCCTCCTCTTATATCTGGGGGATGTGTGGAGTGACTGGGGCAGATGAAGCACCCTTGCACTCCTGCGGATTTTGGGAGTGGGACGAAAACAGGAAGGAGAAGAAGGATTGAGCGAGAAGCGATGGAACGCTCCCAGAATCTGTGTGATGTGCGGAATGAAGTACATCCCTTTAGTAGCACGACAAAAAACCTGCGGAGAGATCTGCAGCAGAGAATACAAACTAGAGCAGGAAAAACTGAAGTATCGGTCGGTCAATCCGAAACCGTGCATCGTCTGCAAAGAAATATTCCAGGCAGATCGACGAGCAAAAACCTGCAGTGAGGAATGCAGTCGCAAATGGCGGAACAGAAGGATTGGGAGAAAGTATCCACCCAAGAATTGTGTCGTCTGCAAGAAGGAATTTTACGGCAGTCCTCGCGCAATCACCTGCAGTGCTGAGTGCAGTTATCAGTCGAAGTTAGAGAGAGCAAGGTTGGGGTTGTATCTAAAAGATCGACCTCCGAAACCTTGCGAAACCTGCGGAACGATCTTTAAACCCAAGACACTATCCCATCGATTCTGTGGTCGAAAATGCTGGGAATCGAACCCCAGAAAACCTCCCCAGATTGTGGCCTGTCTGCAATGTGGAAGTGACTATACGAAGATCAAAAGCCACCAGAAATACTGCTCTCCCGATTGTTTTGAGGAAGCAAGAAAGGAGAGAGCACAGCGAACTAATTGGAAAGTCCGTGGGGTTCCAGAGAAGAAGGTGGTGAAGTGCAAGTCCTGCAACTTCCATTTTGAACAGAAGCACTCCCGCCACGTCTACTGTTCCGCAAGTTGTAATTCGGATGCCCAGCGAGAACGAGGACGACTGGCAACCCAGAATTCTCCGATTCGACCAAAGAAGTGTCTGCACTGCAAAGGGGAGTTCAAACCCAGAACTCGGAAGTCGATGGCAAAATTCTGCAGCCATGCTTGCCGAGGTGGGTATCAGGTAGGAAAGAGGCAGGAGAAGATTGACGAGCTCGAGAAGGAACAGAAGAACTTGGTTGAGCTGCAGAAAAAATGGGACGACTCATCGATTGAGATCCGAGATTGTCCTCCAGACACGGCATATGCCAAGGAGATCTGGGCCTATCTGAAGAAGGGGAAGACGATCACTCGGTACCTGCACCCGATTTGGGCAGTAGGCTCGACCATCAATGAGGAGGAAGAGGAACTGATTGAATTAGAAATTTAACGGTGCTGGGCAAAGTGGTTAGGGGAGTCCTCCCAAAATAAAATCCCCGCATTCATGTGCCACCTAATCAATACGGGGGTTTTTATAGTTTTCTCCCCCTACGATCTCAGCACCTCCTAACCCCACTGATCTGCATCAGGCCCATCCTGTGGGTCTGGTAGAGACCAGTGAAAAGACTGCAAATCGAGAGATGAAATCACGCTATATATCTCTCCAGCATTTTGCTGTCGTGCGCAGGAAATCTGTGAGGCTCAAGACAGACGGGTTTCTTTGAGGTTCTGCAGTCCAAACTGATGCGGCTTACTTCGGACTTAGGCTCAAGGTGCTGGTCTCTGTTTCAACTGTTTTGGTGAATCATGCGAATTCAATCCATGTGGTCTCCTGAACGGGGATGGCTCTGGTGGAGTCCACGAAAAAACGATTACACGATTCCGCACCTCAAGGATGGCAAGGTCTGGAATCACAATCAAAAAAGGTACGAAATGCTGGAATACATCACAATGGGGAGGATGGACCTACCCTGGAAAGTTTTGATTCATGGACCACCAGGTGCGGGGAAGACCACACTGGCAAGCACCTTCCCCAATCCTGTCTTTGCAGACATGGAAGGATCTTCTGAGCGTTATGATGTTGCTCGGATTGATCTGAGGGATGTCCCGTTTGAGGTGCTTGATCCGAAGACCAAGAATCCAATCACACCAAAGCAAGATCCTGCCGTTTCTTCTGTCATGAACTTCTTGCGGACCCTGGCATCTCCCAAATCCAAACATGAATACAAGAGTCTGATCATTGACACCCTGGACTGGCTGGAACCAAAGATCTGGGAGCATACCTGTCAAAAGATGGGGATTGCCTCAATGGAGACCTTGAACTACGGCAAAGCCTATGTTGAGGCAGACAAGGAATATGATGCCTTTCAGGGTGCCTTAAATTATTTGATGACTGCCAAACAGATGAACATTGTGGTCCTTGCCCATACGAAGACGAAGATTACACAGGACAAGGACATGAATGAGATGCAACGGCATGACATCAAACTGCAGAATCGGGCATCTGCCAAGTTCGTTGAATGGGCCGAGGTCATTGGGTTTTTGACCTATGACACCTTCCTGTCGAAGAAGAATGGGAAGGAAACCGCAAAGCATACCGGAGACCGAATCCTGATTGTGCAGGAGGACGGACAGTATGTGGCAAAGAACCGATTCGGGTATCAGGGGGAACCCATCAAACCAGTAGATTACGACACACTCCGAGGAAAACTCTATGGCTAAATCATTATTCAATGCTGCAAATCATGAGATCAGTGAACGGGTTCTGAAGTCAGGGAACTACCTTGCCAAGATCACCAGTATTGAAGATCAGGAGAAGGGCAGAGGGAATCAGTTTGTACTCAAGTTCCTTGCCCCAGAGGGTCAGATCCGCCAGGGGTTCTGGTATGACCATGAGGTCGAAGCTGCAGAAAGAATTGGAAAGAATGATCTGAAACGAATCTGTATCTACACAGGCAATCGAGACATTGATCTGCAGGAAGACCCCAGAACCTGGGAACCTCTGAAGGACAAACCGATTGCCATTGCGGTGCGGAGACAGAAGGACAAGGAAGGGAACTGGGGAACGTACACCAAGGATGGGGTTACCTATGACTCGTATGAGATTCAATTCTTTGCCTCTTCCAAGGAAGAGTTGCCGAGTTATGACCCTGATTTTGATGAGGAGGAGGATGAAGAGGATGATGCTCCTGCTGTCAAAACTCAGACACCGGATGTCGATCAAATCATGAAAAACGTTTCCAGAGGAGGCAATCATGAGCCAGCAGGATTCCACGCAGATCCACCAGCCGGAGCACCGAACCCAAAGAAAGAACCCGAAGTCGAAGATGATGTACCGTTCTGACCATCGGATTACTCGCTTTGAAGGAGTCACCGATACCCTGAGTGTGTCGGATGAAACCCTCTGCAGTTTTGTGGAGATCGTCCGGTCAGGTAGTTTTAAGGACAGCAGAGGGGTTCCGCAACGGTTTGGGAAGAAGATCATCAAACTGCGGGGGTATCTGGAGTCTGGGGAGAAGAAGACCTACGACACCAACAAGAAGAAACTGCTGGGGGTGACTTTGACCGGAGTCTTCCGTGAAGGAAGGCATGACCGCGACCTGACCGACTACTCTGGTCTGGTGCATGTTGATCTGGACAAGCTGACCGTGGAACAGGTGCAGTCGTACCGAGAGATTCTTGAGAAAGATCCCTTTGTCCTGGTGGTCTTTGTCAGTGCATCAGGGAGAGGGTTGAAGGTGATCTGCTGGCATCCTCTGGGGTCAGAGTATCATGAACAGGTGTACTGGATCTTCCGCAGTCATGTCCAGCAGTTGGTGACATGTCACGATGAGGCCATTGATGATTCAGTACGGAACCTCTCCCGTCTGTGCTTTGTCTCCCACGATCCCAGTGCCTACCTGAACCTGGAGGCATCTCCGATTGTTTCTACAGTTGAGGATCTGGGAGAGATGGACTTCCGTGACATGTCACAGAAGGAGGAGGAGAACCCTGAACCTCCGAAACCGGAAAAGAAGTCCAAGTCTCTCTTTGATGCTTCCAGACATACGATCTTTGATGATGGGAAGTCTTATGAGAAGTATGGTGCTGCTGTCCTTGATGCTGCCTGTGACATGATCCGTGCTGCGGCACCAGGGCAGAAACATCAGACCCGTCTGTATCGGGCAAGGACAGTGGCTGGATTTGTCTCTGGGGGATACATCGAGGAGTCCGTTGCCTTACAGAGACTGATCTCTGCAGCTCTCGACAATACTGATGACCCCAGACTCGCAGAGAAGGACATTCGGGATGGGTTTGAACATGGGAAACGAGAACCTCTGGAAGTTCCTGATCCTGATCCGCAGTTCTTTAGTGGAGGATTTGGCAAAGGTGGGGAAGAAGGTCCAAAGGTCCGACAGGCTGATCCAGACATGGATGAGAAACTGAAGAAGGTTAAAGGGGTTGCTGAAGAGTTTGCCGAGGGTTCTGCAGAAGGTGAGGAGAAATTCAAACGCAAGAATCCCTTCATTCTGTTAAGGGACTTCCTTACGGATGTGCGGCCTCCTCAGTATCTGGTGCAGGGGGTTCTGGAAGCCAATTCCTTTGTGACCTTGATTGGAGAACCTGCTTCTGGGAAGTCCTTCCTTGCCATCGATTGGGCCTGCTGTATTGCTTCAGGACATGACTGGCATGGAAGAACTGTCAAGCAGGGTTCTGTGATCTACATGGCAGGAGAAGGTCAGGATAATATGAAGAGTCGATTTTTCGCCTGGAGAGATCGGTTTGGCAAGAACCCACTGGATCAAATCCTGATGCGTTTGGATAGTCCTATTCTGAACAATCAGGAAGTTGTGCAACAAACCTATGAGGATCTGCAGGAAGCCATTGAAGTCACCGGACCACCAAAACTGATCGTGATTGATACCCTGGCACGACACTACGGGGGAGATGAGAACGATACCCAACAGATGAATCGGTTCGTCAACTGCCTGCAGGTCCTGCGTTACGAATACCAGTGCTCTGTGCTGATTGTTCACCATGTGGGGAAAGATAAAACCAAGGGAGGTCGAGGATCTTCTGTCCTGCATGGTGCTGTCGATGCCTCCTATATGACAGAACGCACCAATGATCTCAATGATCCCAATGCTCCCACCAAACAATTCCGACTGAAGAACATTAAGATGAAGGATGGAACGGCACCGAAAGATCAGTTTCTGGATCTGATGGGGTCCAAGGTTCATCGTCTGGATGGTCATCCTCTGTATTATGATGATGGGGTGACTCCTGTTACAAGTTGTTACCTTTTACCGAATGAGGAAGCTGCAGAAAGTTTTGAGGGGTTTGAGGCTGGAGGGAGTTCACAGGGAAAGAAACCGAAGGAGATTGAGATCAAGGCGTTTGAGGCATTTTTAGAACTGTGGGAAAAAGGGAAGGAAAACCTATTAGAATCCGGTGGAAGTCTGCAAGATTTAACGGTTGATCCAGAGGACTGGTCGAGCAAATGTAAATCACCAAAATATAATTTATCTCGGTTTAATGTGAGTGATATTCGGAACAATAAACGAAGCGCATTTAATTACTTTCATTCTAAGGTAATTGTGGATAGAAAGCATATGATTTTGAAGGAAACTAATGAGGTGTAGGCGTGTAGGCGAGTGTAGGCGGCCTACATCGGCCTACATCGGTTCAAGTGTAGGCGAGAGTGTAGGCGCGGATGGCCTTCTGGAAGAAGAGGCCAACCGCCTACATCTCGACTCACAGAACTTGGGACATTTTTCCATTCAGGATGAAGGAGAACAGGAAAATGATTGAAAAAGGGATGAAGCATAACGAGATCATCAATGTCATTGCTGGAGCATTTGAAGATCATTTTGTTGTAGAAACGAATGTCCAGGGTTGGTCGCACTATCGAGGTAGTCGTGTTAGTTGTCGTGCAGATTTGATGTTGTATGATCGTGCAAATGGTTTTCTGTTTGGTGTTGAAGTGAAAAATTTTTATACGTTCAATCGAGAATGGATGAAGGAAGCAATTGAACAGATGATGAGTTACAACAATGCGGCTTTTAAGATGCCAAACCATCTGAACCGTCCTCTGCATCCTCATGCCTTCTTTCTGGCCTCACCACTGACGAACTACTGGACTAATACCAATTTAGATGATCCGCAGAGTACCTGGTTCTCTCCACTGGAACTGCTGCCTGGGGGTTTGGGTCTACTGCAGATGAAAAGTATTGTTTTGGACCCAGAGAAACCTGCCAAGACACTGCTGGATCTGCGGCTGATGAGTGACGAGCAAATCTGGAGCAGCAAGCTGGGGTATCATGTCAATGTCGATGATCTGCTGAGTCCGCAAGTGGGATCACAGAAGGTCATGCATGAGGCAGTAGGGATGAAACTGGAGGGGGATGAATATCGGAAGAATACCTCTCTGAGTTCTCAGAATCGTTGTGAGAAGGTTTTTAAGTGATGGTTGGTGGTTCGGTATGGGTGGGTTTGAAAAATGCCGATAATTTGGATTATATTGATTATTGATATATTGGAGATGTTATGTCGTCAGATGATGTGTTTTCAGCAAGAGATGCGTTGAATGTTTTGCAGTCCATGAAGAAGATGCAAGATGATACATTGCCCAAACTTATACCCTATAATCATTTGTTCCCACAATGTCTGTTTTGCAAGTTTTGGAAACGTGGACTCAAGCAATTGGAGAATCCTACAGATATGGAACTCAATCGATTAGGTCAATGTCGTAGACATGCGCCCACTGCAAGTGTTGTCGGTAATCTTGACATGGAGCAAAGAGATCATTCTTTGTCTTTGTTCCCAATCACGAAGGATGTCCATTGGTGTGGGGAGTTTGAGAGAGGATTCCATGTACGACATATCAAAGCCAAAGATGATTTTGATCATCGCATTAGAGAAGAATAATGACTGCACCCAAGAAATCTAACCGGAAATATTCTGATGAGGATGTCGAAGCCTTCTGTAATCACATTGCCGATGGCAAGAGTCTTCAGGAGACTGCAGATCTCTATGGCATGACGAGGTATGCACTCTACCAAGTGCTGAACCGGAATCATCAGGAACGTTATATGTCTGCTCTCAACGAGAGGGCAATGCGCCACGCAGAACACATTGAGTATCTTGCCAAAGAGTGTGAACAGGGACGGATTGATCCCAGAGCTGCAGATGTTTCGATCCGTGCCAGACAGTGGATCTGTGCAAAGTATCATCCTGAGTTCCTTGCCGAGCGAATGAAGAAGGATGTGAGTGTGGAACACTCGATGAGGAAGGAACACTTGGACACCATGAAGAAGATTGCCAAGAGAAAAGCGGAGATTGAACACAAGTCTGAGCAGATGCCCAAGGATTGAGCAGATGCCCGTTAACATTACGCACACCTGATCATACGCACATGCTCGACATTAAAACTATTATTTATCTGACAATGATTCCTGTCACAAAACCTAGTGTTTTGATTGATTCCTCGCTAGACCAGTAAACATGGGGGTGTGAATGTTTACTAATTATAAAAGTATACATTGGGACGGGCCAGAGCGCAATTTTCGCAGACCCCCCCAGGGGTGGTCGAACCGAGGGGGTGGTGCGTGGGCGCACCCCTCCACTTCTCCACCCGATTCTCAGAACCCCCCGTACCCCCTAGAACCTAGAACGGCACCCCCATGCTAAAAATTTTTAAAATTTCCCCAGTTGCCAAACCCAGGATGACCCGCAGAGATGTCTGGGCCAAGCGGAAGGTCGTCATCCGGTACCGTGAGTTCTGTGATGAACTGCGGAGTCAGGCAGAGGGTTGGGAACTACCGGATGCTTTCCGTGCGAGGTTCATCGTGCCAATGCCCAGCAGTTGGTGCAAGAAGAAGAGACTGCAGAAGGTTTCAACCCCGCACCAACAGAGGCCCGATGCAGACAATTTGTGCAAGGCCTTGATGGACGCACTGCTGAAGGAGGACTCAACGGTCTGGAAACTGGAGATTGAGAAGATCTGGGGAGAGGAAGGTGCAATCATCATTGACGATCTACGAGACCAATAATGCAGCTCTCTGAACTGATCCTAACCTACGAACGGCATCCAGACCTGTTTGTCGAGGACCTGCTGGGCGTGACTCCCCAGGACTGGCAGAGGGAAGTGATGTCTGCAGTGGCAAAGGGACAGCGGAGGTGCAGCATCCGCTCTGGGCATGGAGTCGGAAAATCATCCTGTGCCAGTTGGTTGATGATCTGGTTTCTCCTGACGAGGTATCCGGTCAAGGTGGTGGTCACAGCACCAACAGCCTCCCAGTTGTTCGATGCCCTCTTTGCAGAGTGCAAGAGATGGATCAAGGAACTCCCCACCCCAATCAAATCTTTATTGGAAATGAAATCTGACCGGATTGAGTTGGGTTCTTCTCCAACGGAGGCATTCATCTCAGCCCGAACGAGCAGATCCGAATCCCCAGAATCCCTGGCAGGAGTCCATGCAGACCATGTATTGCTGGTCGTAGACGAGGCCAGTGGGGTACCGGAGTCGGTCTTTGAGGCAGCGTATGGTTCGATGTCTGGGAAGGATGCCACAACGATCCTGCTCGGCAACCCCACCAGATCATCAGGATATTTCTACGAAACGCACACAAGACTGCGGGACAGTTGGTGGACGAAACAGGTCAGTTGCCTTGATTCTCCCCTGGTCTCTCCAGACTTCATCCAAGAGATGGAACTGAAGTACGGTGCCGAGAGCAACGCGATGAAAGTGCGGGTATATGGTGAGTTTCCAACTGCAGAGGACGACACCCTGATCTCTCTGCATGCGGTGGAGCAAGCCAGCAAACGCACAGTCGAGCAACCGGAGGGGACCCCTGTCGTCTGGGGATTGGATGTCGCACGATATGGGGACGATGCCAGTGTCCTCTGCATCCGCCAGGGCAGACACCTGATGGAACTGCACAGTTGGAAGAAACTCTCATTGATGGAACTTGCCGGACGGGTGCTGGATCTCCTGCACAGCAGTGACGAACCTCCCGAGGAAATCCTGGTGGACAGCATTGGTTTGGGGGCAGGGGTCTTGGACCGACTGCGGGAACTCGACATCAGTGCCAGAGGGGTGAACGTCTCAGAGAGTCCTGCAATGGCAGACCGATATGCGAATCTCCGTGCAGAGTTATGGGACAAGACAAAGGATTGGTTTACGCAAGAGGTGCAGATTCCCAATGATGATTCTCTGATCGCAGACCTAACAGCACCAAGATACTCGTTCAACTCATCGGGCAAGATGCTGGTGGAGAGCAAGGCAGAGACCAAGAAACGGTTGGGCAGGTCAACCGACTTTGCAGATTCGTTGGTCCTCACATTCGCAAGCACAGCAGCCGGAGCATCAGGGCAGTACAGACGGAAGAAACGAGGCCGCAGGAGGAATGTGGGAGGAGTGGTTTGAGGTTCCAACTTTTTCCAACTAAATTCCAACTAAATCCCCCAGTAATTTATACATATATATATAGGAGCAATCGGATGGTCCTCTCTGACGAAAAACTGATGGAATTGATTCACAGTGGCTACATCCCCAGTGATGTCCATTTGGGACCCTGTTCAGTGGATCTGACTCTGGCAGAAGACTACCTAGTGCCACACTTACCAGAAGATCGTCCGTACATCACGGTCACAGAAGACTACCCCCACCGTCTGGCCCCCGTTGAGACCTTTGTTCTCTACCCACAGAAGTTTGTGTTGGCCTCAACGAATGAACTGATCAAGATTCCAGATCATATGTGCGGAGTCGTGCATGGGAGATCGAGTGTGGGAAGGTTGGGCATCCAAGTACAGAATGCAGGTTTCATCGACGCTGGATTTGTAGGGCAGATCACCCTGGAACTGGTGAATCAGAGCAATGCTCCAGTCCTGCTGAAACCAATGATGCGGATCTGCCAGCTCGTGATGCACAACCTACATGGACAGTCGAAGCGCCCATACCGAGGGAAGTACCAGGGGCAGGTGGGTCCCACTCCATCGAGGATCAAGGAGGACGAGGAGTGAGAACCCATCTCGATCTCTTCAGTGGGATTGGAGGTTTTGCGCTTGCTGCAGGTTGGGCAGGTTTCACCACAGTAGGATTTGTAGAATATGAAGATTTTCCAAGAAGAATTCTGGGGAAACAGTTCCCAGGTATACCCATCCATTCAGACATCCACGACTTTGACGCAACCCCCTTCCGAGGAGTTGACCTCATCACAGGCGGATTCCCGTGCCAACCGTTCAGTGCTGCCGGGAAGCAAAGAGGCAAGGAAGATGACCGTTGGCTCTGGAAGGAAATGCTCCGAGTTATTGTCGAAGCACAACCCACTTGGGTCCTTGCTGAAAACGTTGCTGGTCTCATCAACATGGCACTCGACGAGGTGCTGGCTGACCTGGAAGCCCAAGACTACGCCACGGCAACGGTTATACTTCCAGCTTGTGCCAAGAATGCCCTCCACCGCAGAGACCGAGTCTGGATCATTGCAAAGCGGGATGCTGGGAACCCCAACAGCAGTGTCAAAGGCAAGATCAGAGAGATTCCAAGCAGGCAATCGGATTCCGAATCCAGAGGAGTTCGTCCAGATGTGGCCTACCCCGAGGGCAACGGACTTCAAGGGGGCAGGGCCAGGAACAAACGATCAGAGTATTCAGAAGAGGTTGGACAACGGAACCAAGAATCTCTCCGAAACAGTGCAGGCAGTACAGAGGGGGATGTGGCCCACTCCGACAGCAAACGAGGATGCAGCAGGGACTCCGAACGGCAAGATGCAGAGGATGCTGGGCAATCATCCAGAAGTACGCAACACGGGACAGGGAAGTTTGTCGGCAGACTGGACGGAGCAGTTGATGGGATATTCAGCGGGTTGGACTTCCCTCGACGATGGGGAGACGGATCCTGGGAAGACGGAATCCCTAGAGTGACCACACAGAAGAAGGGAAGAACCCAACGACTGAAGGCACTAGGCAACTCGATTTTACCACAGGTTGCCTACGAGATCATCCGACATTTCGACTAACCCAGATTTAACTTGCATCTCCTGCAAAACCTTGCTGCAGTTTCCGGTAATCTGAGTAATCCGAATTATCTGGAGACAGATGGCAATTACTTACCGAAACGAACGGTTTGCTGGCTACAACAAGGCCAAGCGAACCCCCTCCCATCCGAAAAAATCCCATGCGGTGCTTGCCAAGGAAGGGGACACCGTCCGCTTGATCCGCTTTGGACAGCAGGGAGTCCAGGGTGCAGGGTCCAATCCCAAGACCAAGTCGGAGAAGGCACGACGAGCATCCTACTATGCCCGTCACAATGCCCAGGGCAAACCGACCTCCAAACTCTCAGCCAAATACTGGTCCCACAAAACAAAATGGTGAAATGAAACCAGGACTCTACGCGAACATCCACAAGAAGAAAAAGAGGATTGCCGCACAGAAAGCGGCAAAGAAGGCAGGCAAGAATGTGAAGGTGGAGAAAATGCGAAAACCTGGATCGGCAGGCGCACCGACTGCCAAGGCATTCAAAGAATCCGCAAAAACGGCAAAGAAGAAGTGAGGAAACTAGAATACCAGCAGGGACTGCTGGATGAACCGACAGATTTGGACGAATCCGACTTTCTGGAATCCATTGCCCGAACAATCTTCCGCAAGGGAGGAGGTTTGCTCGGAGAACTGCTGAACCCTGCAGAGACTGGTCTGGACGAAGGATACCTCGATGATCAGGGGAGACTGGTTGTCACAGAACCCCTGGTGCGGGAGAGGAACTTCCGCAACTGGTTTGGAGACAGCAAGGTCGTTGATGAGGAGGGCAAGCCTTTAGTGGTGTATCACGGAACAGGTGCAGATATTAAAGAAATTAAACCTGCAGGACGACAAGACAAGTCCTCAGAAGAAGCACTGGATTGGTTTAGAGACCGAATTTCAAAAAACAGGAATATCCCTCTGCACAGTTGGCGGATGGGGTCCTTCTTTTCGCCAAAACCAGAATACACCGATAGTTATACAAATGAAGGCAAGGGGATGGTCTATCCGGTTTATTTAAAAGCAGAGAACCCTGCTTGGAGAGACAACGTGGAGAAAACGTACAAGGTAACAAATCCGAAGAAAACTCCTGATGCGTTGATCATTCACCACAATGGAGACATCAACGAGATCGTTGTCCCAGACCCAACCCAGATCAAGAGCATCCACAACCGTGGAACGTACAACCCAGATGATCCTGACTTGCTAGGAATGAACACAATGAACATGAGCCTACTCTATGGCTGAATCCCCCACTCCAATGACTGCAGAAGATCTGAAAGCCTGGATTGCTGGCACGATCCAAGACTCCGTGGACCACATCGATGACGAGGTTTCACCCGTCCGTGCCTCTGCATTTAGATATTACCTTGGTGCTCCCTTCTCTGACAGTGGAGACTCTCCTGCGGAGGAAGATGGCAGATCGCAGGTAGTCAGTCGGGAAGTCCATGATGCCGTGCATTCAATGTTGCCTAGTCTGATGCGGGTCTTCTTTTCTCATGACAAGAGTTGTGAGTTTATCCCACGGGGTCCAGAGGATGTCGCAGGTGCCGCACAGGCCACGGAGTTGGTGAGCTGGTATCTCGAACAATCCAATGCCTACTCGGTATTCGCAGATGCCATCAAAGATTGTTTGATCAAGGGCGAGGGCATCATCAAGGTTTGGCATGAAACCCAGTACGACATTCAAACGCGAGAACTGCAGGGCCTGGATGAGCTGCAGATCGGTCTGTTCGTTCAAGAGGGCTATGAAGTAACGTCAAGCGAAGAGTTGGAAGATACTCCAGGTTTGTATTCGGTCGTGCTGACGAAGCGAACTCCACGGGGCAAGATCCGGTTGGAGTGTCTTCCACCAGAAGAATTTTTGATCAATAGAACAGCAACTTCCTTGGATGACGCGAAGATTGTCGCACACCGACAACTGCTGCGGGTCGGAGACCTGGTTGAACTCGGCTACCCCTACGAAACCATCATCCAGTACAAGGGATATGAAGATGATTTTAGATCAAACGAAGAATGGAACCTGAGACATCCGAACTGGAGAGAAGAGGACGATACCGACAGTGACCCTAGCAATCGATTAGTCCAGTACGTTGAGAGTTTCGTCAGAGTTGATGCCGATGGAGATGGAGTGCCCGAACTGCGGAGGATCTGCACCATTGGGCAGGGCCATGAGATCATCATGAACGAACCTGTTGATTCTCACCCCTTCTTGCTCATCCGCAAAGATCCCTTACAGCACACCTGGAGAGGGATGAGTCTGTACGATGAGTTGGCAGACATCCAACGGATCAAGTCGGCAGTCATGCGGAACATGCTGGACAGTCTCTCTCTCAGCACCAGACCCCGCATTTCATACCTTGAGTCTGCTGTGGACTGGGAAGACCTCGCCAATGATGAGGTTGGGGCACTGATTCCAATGCGACAGGCAGGCGCAATCCAAATGCTGGAAATGCCTTTCGTGGGTGCTGCTGCATTCCCTTTGTTGCAGTATTTGGATCAAGTCAAGGAAACCCGCACAGGAATCTCCAAGGCATCACAAGGACTCGATGCCGAGCATCTCCAATCAACCACTGCAATCGGGATATCTGCGAGTCAGAAGGCAGCCCAGGCCAGACTGGAGTTGATCGCAAGGAACATTGCAGAGTCCGGTTTCAAACCGTTGTACAAGAGACTGCTGCAGCTCACACTCCTCCATATGGACCAACCCACCGTGATGCGGCTGCGGGGTGAGTTCGTCCAGGTCGATCCTCAAGGGTTTGCAGACTACGATGTGCTGATCACCCTCCCTCTGGGACGAGGCAGTGAGGAGGAACGCAGACAGGCACTGCTGGGACTGCTGGAAAAACAGGAGATGCTGATTGCCCAGTACGGACCCATGAATCCGATTGTCGGACCCGAACAGTATTACCAGACATTGCAACGTCTCTTTGCAGATCAGGGGTTAGGTGCCGAGGCAGGATCATACCTACGTCCTCCACAGCAGATGCAGGCTCTCTTGCAGCAACAGATGCAGCAAGTTCTGCAGCAACAGAACGAACCTCCAAAACCCTCACCGGAAGAAATGCTGGCCCAGGCAGAGATCCAACGCAAACAGCTCGAGGTGGCCCAACGTGCCGAGGAGATGAAACGAGAGGATGACCGCAAACGGGATGAGATGGAAGCGGAGTTGTTCCTGAAATTGAAGGAACTCTCCTTCAAATACGGACAACCGATTGATGCCTCCCCACTGCTGGATGCCCTGACCCGCAACCGTGAGCTGGAGAGAGTGGACCAGGTGAGACAACAGCAGTTGTATGAGCAAACTCCACCAGGACAGATGCCAGTATGACACCTCGACGGTACGGCTCAAGAGGGAGCACGATCCAGACAAATGATGATTACGGGAAAAGGTTCCGCAACTTCATTGATGCGATCACAATGTTCAGTCCTCTGCAACCTGCAGCAAAGTCTCTGCTGTACGAAGAGGACTACCCCGTAGCACCGTTTGCCACACCACGGGACAGACTAGCAAACTTGCTGGAGGAACCAGAGTTTGAGCAGAGTCTCACAGAAGCAGGAATGGCAGGACAGGGGTTGCCCACTGCTGCAATTGGGTCGGTCTCTAAAAAACTCCCAAAACTAGGTGGTAAGTTTAGTGAGGTTCCCATCTTTAATCCGTCTGAGCATGTTGGGAAAACCATTGCTCCGATTGAGGCAGACTTGACTGCAGGCAGTCGGTATTTCACAGGCATTGGCAGTTCTAAAATTGATGCACCAGAGCCCTTGTTAGGCGGCCCTGAATACGTTGTGCAGGAAGGTCGAGTTGCTCAGACAGTAGATCCCCAGAAGAGAGCAAGGATTGCAGAAGCTCAGACCAGAGACTTACCTGTCCCCACCTTTATGCAGGAGATGGGGCAACCTCGCAAACCTGCGGAGGCAATCTGGGCAGCACGGAAGAATGACTTGGTTGGAGGTCAAGGGAAACAAGCAGACTACATCACAGTTCACGCAATGAGTCCCGAAAGCCATCAGTCGAATCAGTCTGTGATGAATGCCACACTGAAACAGTTGGCAGCATATGTCCGAGACAATCGCTTGACTGCTGAACAGGTAAAAGATTTAGACGATTTAATTCAGAAGAAAGTCCCTGAGTTTCCAGGACTGCAGGACCCTGATGTATTTAAGATTACCGATCAACTGAGTTTTGATAAACGTGCAGAAATTTTGAAGACCTTGCAGTCTGCAAAGGCAACAGATGCTGGATCGCCTGCTGCGAAAATTGTACGAGAGACACTCAGCGATGAATTTGCTGGGGCACAGAGACACCAACCAATGTTGGTGATGAAACCGTATCGTGATGCAGATGGCAACCTGATTCCTCTGGAGATGGGGAAGGATGTACTGGGAGAGCATCCATCGTACACCAAGACTTTTGCAGGTGAGGTAGTAGGGAGATTTGCTGCACCTGTCAAATCAGAGACATTGTACCCTGAGTTCTATGGTTCTCGACGGGCAGCAGGAATGCCAGAGAGAGACATCAATTATGTATTTGGGTCAAGGGACTACCCCCTGCAAATGATCACACCAGAAATTGCGTCATCAATCCGTTCTCAACCTTTTGAGTTTATTCAATCCCCAAGGCAAGCACGGTTGGCAACAGATGCAGGTCTGGGCAATTGGCGAGTGATGAGTGGCAAGCAGACAAAAGGTGCTGCAGACTTTAACCGTGAACTGATGCTATCTCCAGCTTCTTCTACTTTGACTCGGTATGATGGACAGAACGGAAGAATGACTATGAAGGATCTGAACAAGATGATCAGGTCTGAGAAGATGTCATTGTACTCATTAGGAGAGAACGGCAAGATTGGATTTGGATTAAAACGAGAAACAAACTACAACAATGAATATGGACTAAACAACCCATTGTTTGCCAATGATGATGTGGCAATCGTCAGTGTGTTCAATAATGAGAAAGGCGCAAGAGGAGTAGCAGGCCCTGGCACAATGTTGGAAGCACTCCGAAAAGGTGGAAACGTTCTTGATGCCTTCTCTGTCCCAACGGCAAAGAACCCCAACGGATTCCTGCCAGACACCTATGAAAGATTTGGCTTTGAAGTAGTCGAAAGAATTCCGTTCAACAAAGAATTTTATACTAAAAAAGAAGTTGAAGATCTGGTAGACTATTGGAGAAGTACAGGTTGGGATGAATCTCAGGGGATGCCTGAGATTGTCGTAATGAAATACACCGGAGACCCAGATGTTAGACAAAACCCAGTCAGAACTTTTTTTGAACAGGGTCGAATCGGTTCTGCAGGAAGAGTTGAGAACATCGACAGATCAGCAAGTAGCAGTCTTGTTAGACGGGCTAGACGGGCTTCTGAATCGGTTCCAACCAGAGCAGATAACCGACTTAATGATCCAGGGACAGTGGGACGTAGCAACCCACCTGCATCCCGTGGACGGTTCTCTGGCCTACTAAATGAGATTGCGTCACTAAATCCTACCGACGCATTTAATCTCGACCTCCCTCAGTCTGACATTTCTTCTCTACAATCTCTTCTTTTTGACCCTTAGAAAATAATCGAAATTATACGGATTATTATGCCCAACCCGATGAAATTCAAACCCTGTCCAACGTGTCCTGCTCCGAAGGTCTGTGCAAAACTGGGCAGGTGTATCAAACAACAAAGGAAATGATGACAGATCCAATCATCCGTGTCGGTGATCAAGCAAAGAAAATCCTGCAGGAAGATGCCGTTCGTCAGGCATTCGATGACCTCAAGTCTGGCCTAGTCCAGCAATGGATTTCCGGTAAGAGTCCAGACGAACGGGAATCCTGTTGGAACGCATACCATGCAGTCGTGAACCTGCAGAACGAACTGAACGCCCAGGTCCAGAGATCCATTCGCAGGAAAAAACAAACCTCTAAAGGAGACGAGTAAGAATGTCCGAGTACGCAGACTCCGTCAATGTCCCAGCAGAGACAGATGGAACACCTCAAACTCCCGATATGATTGTGGCAGATAAGTTTGATGATCTCCTTGGAACACGTCCTCCAGAGCAGACCGAAGAAGTTGACGAACCTCAAGACGAGTATGACGATGTACAAGACGAAGAAGAAGAAACCGAAGAAGTAGAGGCAGCAGAACCTGAACTCTACAAAGTAATTATTGATGGGGAAGAGGTCGAGGTCTCCCTCGATGAGCTGCAGAAGGGATACAGCAGGCAATCAGATTATACACGCAAGACCCAGCAACTTGCACAGCAGAGAAAAGAGGCCGAGGCACTGCAACAGGACTATGCTCAACGAGTTCAGCAACTCAATCAGTTTGCCCAACAGATTCAGCAGCAACCGGATATTCCCGAACCCCAATGGACTAGTGATCCGCAAGCCTGGGAACGTCTGCGACACGAAGATCCAGTCCAGTTTGTTTTGGAAAAGGATGCTGCGAGAGACCGACAACTGGCGAGGCAAGAACGCCAACAACAGATGCAGTACCTCCAGAGTGAACAGCAGCAGTTGCAACAACAGCAGTTTGCCCAGCATCTCGACACACAACGACAGCAGTTGAACGAATTGATTCCTGCCTGGTCCGACAAAGAGACCGCAAAGGCCGAGAAAGCAGAACTACGAAAGTGGGCTAGTGATGCCTACGGATTGACCGAACAAGACCTGAGTCAAGCCTACGATGCTCGACTAGTAAAGATCCTTTATGACGCCTGGACTGCGAACAAGACTACCTCGCAGGCCAAGCAACAACTGAAGAAGAGTCCTGAATCGACAGTCAAGACTGCACCGAAGATGGGCCGCAATTTTACCCCTACTGATGAAGGTGCATCACGACTCAAAAAGTCAATGCAACGCCTGCAGAAGTCTGGGAAGAACCAAGACGCAGTTGCAGTATTCGACGCACTATTGCGTTGAACCTGCAAATTTTTTTGCCCAATATGGGTAATCTAGATTATTGGAGTAAGTCACAATGGCACTTCTCACGAATGCCTCTACGTCCTACGACATCAAAACGTCAGGCACGGAAGAGGATGTAATTGATATCAAAGAGATTGTTTATAACATCTCTCCCACAGAGACCCCATTCGTCAACAGTGTAGGGACCCGCAACGTGTCCAACACTGTCTTCGAGTGGATCACAGAAGAACTGAGTGCGACCAGCACAACGACTGACCTGGAAGGTGATGCGATCAGTGCTGCTGCGGCAAGCCTGACCACCCGCAACAGCAACGTCTGTCAGATCATGTCGAGGGCAGTAGCTGTGACAGGGACCCAGTCTGCGATTAAGTTGTACGGGAAAACCAGCCAGATGGCCCATCAGATGGCAAGACGCACCAAAGAATTGAAACGTTCTGTGGAAGCTGCACTGCTGTCAAACCAGGCCAAAGCCACAGGTAACGCAACGACTGCGCGAACCTCCGCGATGATTGGTGCCTGGTTGGACACCAACACCAGTTTTGATGCCACGTCTGGTGCAGATCCGGTGACAGTTGGATCAACAGCCCGAACCGACTCCTCGGCACAACGAGCATTGACTGCAACCTTGATCAACACCGTGATGCAGTCCTGCTACACGGAAGGTGGTGAGCCAGATCGACTGATGGTCGGTCCTTACAACAAGACCGTGGTTTCAACATTGACCGGACGATCTATCGCCCGTGAGATGATTGATTCCAATACGGCTGGTAGCAACGTAACCGTGTTTGCGACGGACTTTGGAGATCTTCAGGTGATGCCAAATCGCTTTCAGCGAGAGCGGGACGCATTCCTCATATCGCCCGATTTTGCGAAGGTTTCCTACTTGAGAAATTTCCAGGTAAGTACCCTCGGAAAGACCAGTGATGCGGAGACCAAGTACCTGGTCGTCGAGATGGGTCTGGAGATGACTCAGGAAGCGGCACACGGTGGGATCTTTGATCTGGAAACCTCCTAATTTTTAACTAACAGACTGCAGGTTGGAATTATGTTGACCAAACAGATCCTTGATCATACGGGACATGTAATGAGTGAGTTCTATGTTGATGAAGTAGACTCGCGCAACCTGCAGATTCACCATAAGGTCACGCAAGATATTGAACCAACCCTCCAGTTGACCAAGACCTTGCGTGACAACCAGCACCTTGATCCGTTTGCAAATAAACAAAGCGGATGGAAACGAGTTGCCGAGATCCCACGGGTTCTCTACGACCAACTCGCGCAGCAGGGAATCACCAGAGACAAGAAGAAATTCCGAGCATGGTTGAATGACTATGCAAACAAACCCTTCAGAGTCTGGGAGGGCAGACTGTGACCTTTGACGAACTAAAAAGCAATATTGCAGACTGGCTCAACCGAACGGATCTGACCTCGGTCATTCCGACCTTCATCACCTTGGCGGAAGCCAGGTTGAACCGACAGCTCAGGACGACCAATCAGTACACCCGTGCAGACATCTCGACGAGTGATCAGTACCTCTCCATGCCAAGTGATTTCCTAGAGATGCGGCATCTGCGGATGACAAGCCCAAAAGAGAGGGATCTGGTGGAAATCGCAGCTCATGCGATCAATGAGTACACCGACACCAATTTCATCGCAGGACTGGCAGACTCGTATCCCAGATATTTCGTGTATGGCAACGCCTTGCGGATCATCCCTGCACCGAGTGAGGCGATCACCTACGAAATGTTTTACTACGCCAAGATCCCAGCACTGTCCTCAACCAACACAACAAACTGGGTTTCTACCTCTCACCCCGATGCCTATCTCTACTACAGTTTGATGCAGGCATCTCCGTATCTCGGAGAGGATGAGAGAATCCAAATCTGGCAACTGCAGGCAGAACGTGCCGTTGCTGAGATCCAGGCATCAGATGACCGAAGGAGAACGAAGGGCAGCAGGCACTCCCTGAACTTCCAGGCCATGTCATGAGTGAGTTGATCCGATACGGCACAAAAAGATATGGGATTGGGCCGTTTGTGATTCGGCTCGAATATCGAGAGCAGTTACCGCCAAGTTCGACCTGGACAGAAAGAACAGATCCCACAGATGAATTCTGGACGAAACGTCCAGATGCCACTGTGGAGGAATGGACACAGAGGACGTTATAATGCCAACAACGACCAATTACAGTATCACCCTTCCCACGGTTGGAGGGGATAAAAATCGATGGGCCACGGTTCTAAATGACGCATTCCAGTCATTAGAAACGGAGGTCTATAATGTGGACCAAGTGCTAGGGGAAGCATCTGACAGTAGCACCCCGTCACTGGCGTACAACCTCACCCAAGCCAGCACGAACGCCAGCACTGCAAAAACGAACTCTGAGACTGCAATCAGTGTGGCGAACAAACAGGTCAATACGACTCTGACGACTTTGACAACGAGAGTGTCCGCACTGGAAACCCTAGTGGGTGCTGTTGGGACCAGTGGCTCAGTCGCAGATGATGCGAGAACAGCAAAAACGACTGCACAATCCGCCTACACTGCAGCAACGACCTGATTATGTCATTCACCTCCTCCCCCTACACGGACCTGATCCTACCGACTCCGAATGAGGATAATTCAACGTATGGGACGATTCTCAACACCTACTTTCAGGCGTTGGAAACCAAGCTCAAAAATCTATCTGACCGGATCAATGCCGCAGGTGTGGGGAGTAGTTCCACTTTGGCTCAGATCAATCGGGACATCGCTCAAGTAAACACAAACACCTCTGGGATTCTCCCAGACCCGTACAGTGGAGATTTTACAACCGTTTCAACGTGGCCTGCGTTCAATACGGAACTGACTGCGTTGGGCCTGTCTCCTCCAGAGACTGCCAGTGAGATTGAGGCGTTCTTTAGTGGGTCAGACCTTACTGCTTTTGTGAACTTTCTCAACGGGAAACTCTCTGCACTCGACACGCTGGTCAGCACAGCAGAAACCGACATCTGTATTGCGAACAAATATTCAGACACGGTGCTAAATCCAGAGGACTATCTGGTGTGGGCCCAGACGTCTCAGACCACTCATTCGTTTACGACCACAAACTCTTTTATTGCTGCCGGGACTTACACGAACGCAACATTTATCCCAGGATCTGGGACTGGATACCCCCCTCCTAGTTGGAATTCTGGAAATGCTCTCAACGGGGTGACGATGTACACCTCGTTACCTGACGCCAGCACTTACGGATTATCTGACGTTGGGCTGACCCGCACAGTCGTTAGCGATTCCCGCATTACGTTTGTTTCAAATTCCACAGTCGTGATCAATGTTCCCGATCAGAATTCTGGGACTGCGTATGCCACTAATTACACGTTTCAGTTAGCAAGCGCTTGGAATGGAGATGGCCCTTATTATCGGACCTATACTTCCAATGGCCCAGTGGTTAGTGGAAATGTTTATGATTATAATATGACGATGACGACATACACCCTCAGTCTTCCTGCACCTGATACGAGCACTTGCTGATGCCAACCACTACGACGAACTACGCACTCAACCTACCCATAGTAGGATCTGATGATGATCAGTGGGGTACGTATCTAAATACAAATTTTACCAAGATCGACACCGAACTGAAGACTCTGAATGATTCGATTGCAGATCAGGATCTGGAGGAGTTAGGGAATGTGGTCAATACCACTCCAGCCGAGGACCAGGTCCTTCAGTTCAACGGTCAGAACTGGTCAGCATCTTCTCTCACAATCTCCGACATCTCAGGACTTCAGACTGTCCTTGATGCTAAAGCAGACGACAGTGACCTCACAGGCATCACGACGAATCCAGCAGATGGGTCCGTATCTTACGCCAAGCTCAACACTGCACTCCAGGTGCAGGTTGATCGAATCCTGCTGACCGATGATGATGCCAGTCCTACCGATAATCAGATCCTCAAATATTCAACTACCGATTCAAAGTGGGAGTATGCAGATCTTCCAGGTTCAACGGTTCAAACACTTTCAGACGTAAACACGTCATCCCTCGCAGACGATGCTGTGCTGGTTTACAACAGCACTGCAGGAGAGTTTCAGTTTGAGTCTGGTGCAACACTAAGGACCACGTTAGGGGTCGATGTCAGTGGGACTGATAACTCGATTCCGGTGACTCTATCGGGGTCTTTGGATTACCTGACTTTATCCGGTCAAGCGATCACCCTGCAGCAAGTCAACCTTACGACAGATGTGACCGACACCCTCCCAGTTGCCTCTGGTGGGACAGGCAGTGCGACTGCTTCAGATGCCAGGACTGCTTTAGGACTGGGGGCATTAGCGACCCAGGACACGATTACCGAGTCGCAGATTTCTGATCTGCAATCTTACCTGACTGCCGAGACCAATGATCTCAGCACAGCAGTAACGGGAACTCTCGGAACAGGAAATGGGGGAACTGGACTGACTGCAATCGGGACTGCAAACCAGGTCCTGGCAGTCAATAGTGGTGCGACTGCACTAGAATTCCAGACTCTAGCGACTGGCGGAACGGTTACTTCTGTCGCAGTTTCTGGCTCAGATGGGATCGAGGTAGATAGTGGGTCTCCCATTACTAGCAGTGGGACGATTGCACTTGGGATCAACGCAACGAGTCTGAGTACTCATCTTGGTCTTGGCACTGCAGCAACGACAGCAGCAACGGATTATGCTACGGCAGATCAGGGTGCTACTGCAGACAGTGCCTTACAAGATGTGGTCAACGATACGACACCGCAGTTAGGTGGCAACCTGGATGTTAACGGGAACAGCATCGTTTCGGTTTCAGCAGGGAACATCAGCATTACTCCCGATACTACTGGTAAAATCATCCTAGACGGGCTTTCTTGGCCTACTGCAGACGGGTCTGCAGATCAGGTTCTGAAAACCGATGGTGCTGGGAATCTCAGCTTTGTCAATCAAAGTGCTTTGGTCGTTGGGACTGCAAACTACATCGAACACAGCAGTACCGTTTCTGACTCGCTAGCTATTAGTGCAGGAACGAATCGAATGTATGTGGGGAATACCAGCTTTAGTAGTGGTGGAGTGACGATGGCAGGAACTTTGGTCGTAACTGGCGGATATGCAAATTTTACTAGTGCTTCAGCATTAGTTATTACCGGAACCCTAAACGTGATTTAATATGGCAGGCGAAATACAACTTAACAGCACCACGATGGCAACCGAGTCATCAGGTAGCATCACGGCAGAACTGGATACGATCAGACCGAATTCAACAAACGGTAGTTTAACGTTGCAGGGAGACAGTTCTGATTCTGGTGTGACGGGATTAACGATTGATTCCAGCGGCAATGCTACGTTTGCTCAGACGATTTCTGGTGGGACGATTGGTAGTGGGGTTGTGTTCCCAACAGGAGTAGTAATTGGAATGGCTTTTTTGGCAGATGTTACAAACGGTACTGGTGGAGCATCAAGCACTTCTGCTACTTTGCGAAAGTTGAACACAACCATTTTTAGCATTAACTGTCCTGTCACAATTTCGTCTAATGAATTTTCTTTTGATGAGATTGGAACCTATGTAATAAATGCAAGCGCACCTGCTTTTGGAGCAAATAGGCATATTTTGCGTTTGAGTGATGATGGGGGATCATCATTTATTGGAGTTGGTTCACCAGAATATACTGAGACAACTGCTTCTAGTATCTTCGTGACTACAAGATCGTTTTTATGCAAAAACGTTACTGTTGCATCATCTCAGATTACTGGTGGCGGATCTCAACGAGATTTTGGGCTTTTTCATATAGTAGATGTTACAGATGCTAATGGCTGGGGTATTAGTAATGATGACACAACGACTGAACAATTTTTACAAGTACAAATTTTTCGATTGGCTTAACTATGAAACATCCAGATGGCTACTATTACTATCGGTTAGAAACTCGAATCGTTTGTTCGAAAGATCAGATGCCAAAACACGCAGGTAAGGAGATCTTACCAACAGATCCAGAATTTTCGGATAGATGGGCCACCGAACCAATGCGCCAACTCCGAGAACAACGCAACCAACTCTTGGCTGAAACCGATTGGCGGATGGTATCCGATTACCCAGGCTCTAATCAAACGGAGTGGCAGACGTACAGACAAAGTCTTAGGGACATAACAACCCAATCACCATCACTTGACGAAAACGGACAACTGACGGGCATCACTTGGCCCACACCACCTAACGATTAATCAAGGCCGATCCAATGCCAGCAGAACCAAAACGAGTAACCCGATGGATATAGAATTGATCAAAGAATTATCGAACCTGGGTGGCCTATTCATCGCTCTAATTGGGGCTGGTTGGTACGTCCGGTACATCTCTGATCAACATCGGGAAGAACGAAAAATCCTTTATGACAAGGACTCAGTAAACGATGAGGCTCTACGCCAGTTGATGTCTAGTTCCCACAATCAATTAATTCAGATAATGACCGGAGTTAATACAACACTAAAAGAGATGACAGTGGCAATTTCGGAATTAAAGCAAACGATAGAACACGGGGAAAGAAGGTGAAACTCCTGCTCCCCTTGTTCCTCCTCAGTACGACAGCAGTTGCTACAGAATTGGATTACAAGACCCACTTCCTCTTCACCTGGACCAGTAGTTGTGTGCAGAAAATCCTTCCAGATTACCAACGACAGGGGATGCCGTACCTGTTCGCAGTCAGCATGGCGAGCCAGGGGTGTGGATGTGTGATTGACGAGTTTCGTAAACATCACACCCAAGACCAAGTGCTGGGGTTCAGTGACGAAGAGAGGATGAAAAAATCAATGTACTACACACGGATCTGTGCAGGCGAAATCAAGGAGATGTGATGTCGGTCAGTGAATCGAAAAATTTTAGTCGTGATGAGTTGAAGTGTAGTTTCTCAGGTGAATGTGAAATCGAGGAAGATGCCCTGCAAAGACTGCAGGCGCTACGAGATGAATGGGGCAAACCAATGAAACTATCCTCTGCGTACAGATCTGCACAACATCCCAGAGAGAGATTAAAACCAAACGGCCCAGGATACCATCACGGGAAAAACGGTAATGGAGGGCAGGCATTCGACTGTCTGATTGCTGGTGAGGATGTTGTCCCGTTTATCGCTCTTGCCATTAAACACGGATTCAAAGGGATTGGAGTCTGTCAGTCTCCTAAAACTGAATGGAATCAGAGGTTTATCCATATTGATACACGAGACAAATACGCTTGCTGGAGTTACTAATGGAATTCATGGAACTGCTGAACTCAGCAATTGAGTCAGGTGGGGTAGAACTGGTCTTGACTGCAATTGGATTACCGATGGCAGCAGCAGGGGTCGGAGTCTACCGCAAGGTCCGCAAAGCCAAACAACTGAAAGAGAAAATCCTTGGCTAAACAACTTCAGGAGGTTCAGATCCCTCCAGGGTTTGTGGACGGGACTGCGCGAGAGATCAAGCAAAGATGGCTCAAGGGCAATCTCGTCCGTTTCCGAGATGGACGACTGCGACCCATTGGAGGATGGTCTACTTTCCCTTTGTCGCGGCACTCAGAGACTCTGGACTCGGCAGTACGGGGGCATCATGTGTGGCGCAATAACTCAAATGTGGGTTTGTTCGTTTTGGCAACTGCGGGTTCAGGATCTCCGAACTACGGAAAACTCTATGCTGCCGAGATCGCCAGTGCCGCGAGTTTCACGGATTCCACTGCAGACACGACTGATGGCAGTGCAGACATTACGGTTGACGATGCTACCTCCTTTGAGGTTGGAGACACAATCACCGGATCAGGCATCCCTGCAGGTTCAACAGTCACAGGGATTTCCTCCAACACTGTCACGATTTCAAACAACTGCACAGCAACTGCGACCAACATCACCGTAACCGTCAACCAGACCCAAGCCTATCAACGATTCTACGACATTACCCCAACCGGATACCAGGCATCTGGAGACAGTGAGTACCGACCAGGTTACGGATATTCCCACTATGGAGACTGGTTTTATGGATACAGTTTCACAGGGCCTGGATCTGTCTCCTTCTCTCGCACAGCACACTGGAGTTTCGACAATTTCGGAGAGAATCTGGTGTTTACGCATTCAGGAGACAAGGCCATTGGATACTGGACTGGAGATCCAACGGTAGCTGCAGAAGAGATCACAACAGCAAATGGATATACCGAAACTGCCCCCACGGCAGTGGGGGTGCTGGTCACACAGGAAAGGCATGTCCTGGCGTTAGGTGCAGATTCAGATGCTCGACTAGTCCGGTGGTCGTCTCAGGAAACTGTGGACGAGTGGACTGCAAGCGCAACCAACACTGCAGGCAGTTTACCTCTCCAGACAGAGGGATACATCGTTGCCGCACGACGGGTTCCCCAAGGAGTAGCGATCTGGACAGACCAGGATGTTCATCTACTGCAGTATCTTGGACCTCCCTTGGTCTACGGCATCAATAAACTCGCAGACAACGCAGGGGTATACTCGCCCTATGCGATTCACAGTTCCTCAGAGATCACCTGTTGGCTCAATCGAGGTGGGTTCTGGGTCATGGATGGTCTCGCCAAACCTCTACCCTGTCCAATTCAGGATCGAGTGCTGAGAACCGTGGACTGGTCTCAGGAGGGTTTGATCTACTCAGGCGGGAATGCGGAATTCGGTGAAGTCTGGTGGTGGTGTCCAAGCACCTCTGGGACAGACGGAGAGTGTGAATACTATGTGGTTTATAATTATCGTGACAATGTCTGGTACGACTCACTGAGCACATCAGGAGTCTCTCGGAACTGCTGGATCGATAAAGGGATCTGGCCTGCTCCGGTTGCAGTTGATGCAGGGGATAATACGATCTACCAGCACGAATCGACAGATCCCGCACAGACGGAGAACGCAGAGGCAGAAACTGGAGCAATTGACCTGATGCGAGGGGAGAGGTACAGCAGGATTTCCAAGATATTTACCGACTCAGACCAGCAGGCAGCAGGGGCAATCAATTTCCAGTTCTATACTGCGGCAAGCGGAGATGCTGCGGAGACTACCTCCAGCAGTTATCCATTAGAAACCGATGGGGAGATTGATGTGCGACTCCAAGGTAGGCAAGTGAGATACCGAGTGACGGGAGCATTGACTCAGGATTGGACGGTGGGAAACACCCGATTTGAGACCCATGTCGGAGGTCGCAGATGATTCTCCCCAATCCTCCAGGGACGTACCTGCAATCCTATTTTGCACCAATTCTCCAGCAGATTGCCAAGTTACTGACGACATCATATCAGAAAAACCAAGACGTAGAATTGAACGCAGATCAACGATTAATCATTGTTTCGCCCAATGGGACCCGTTACCAAATTGAGACGGATAACTCAGGGAATCTTTCCACTTCAGTAGTGAGTTAACCCCATGATTCGACAAGATCAAAATAACACGGGTAGTCAGGTTGGGCAGTATGGGCTGAATCCCAATGCGTACCGCACGAACCCAGCAGGGAGGTCTGCTGCTGCAGTTGACCCCTGGACTGCTGCTGCAGGAGTAGGGTTGTTGACGACAGTTCTGGGGCAAGGGGGTTCACGGTCAGGGAATCAAACGACGACGCAACAGAATCTACCGGACTGGGCGATCCCCTATGCCCAGAACACGATGAATATCGGTTCTCAGTTTACGATGAATCCCAACTATCGTCCCACCACTCTGGATCGGGATTATTCTGGGATTCGTGGATATACGGGACCTCCTCCGACAACTCAAGGATCACGGGTTCAAACTCAGTCTCCTGTTGGGGTAGATTACGGGCAGGTCTCTGTGCCAGACAATCTGCAGACTGGGCGCACCTCCAGCCGAGGAGGTGGACGACAGAATTCCAAGGTACTAGAAGAACAAACCCAACTGCTGGAAAACCCTGCAGCGGCAACTCTTCCATCAGGGGATCCTGTCTATATTGGATACGGACGGGATTATGATCCAACAAAAATCTACACGGATCTGGAACTGAATGCTCTGGCTCAGTCACCCAGTGGGGAATTCAATTCGTCTCTTTATCAACAACTGCTTGCCTCCCAAACTGCCTTGAAAAACGCACAGCAGGCAGCATCTAGTCAGGGAACTGACGGAGCTCAAGACGGTGAGGAGGATGCCGTGCCCTTTGGTGACATGCTTACCCCCTTCTCCGCATACGACCGGCAACGCTTTGCCGCACCGTCTGACCGAACACTGCAGGGTGAGAACCTGCTGGCTGGACGTTATGCTGATCGATTCGGGGCAGATGGGACAGACACAAATCCATACTCTTCAGCAATCAATGCAGCAAACAGTGCTGCTAGCTATACATCAGGATATTCTCCTGCATTGCTGGATATCACAGGACCAACAGCAAACTCGTATAGCAATCTAAACTCCGCACTTACGGCAGAAACTTACAGCAATGCCAACAGTGGTCTAACGGGTGCCAAGGACTACAGTCGGGATTTCGCTCAGAACCTGGCACAGTTCCAAGATCCCTACACCTCTCAGGTCGTAAATCAGACGATTCAGGATCTGGATCGAGCAAGACGGATCACCAATAATGACATCTCTGGAGGTGCTGCAAAGTCAGGAGCATTCGGGGGAAGTCGTGAGGCACTGATGCGGACGGAAAACAACCGCAACTTTGCAGATCGAACTGCCGCAGCAGTCGGACAGCTCCGGTCCCAAGGGTTCCAGCAGGCCGCAGGCCGTGCCGCACAGGAACAAATGCAGAGGTTGGGATTGACGGCACAGGATACCCAGAATGTGAGAGGCTACCAGAGTGCTGCCAATCTGCAGGGTCAGGGACTCACAGCACAGGATTCCAGAGATGTTCGTAACCTGATTTCACAGGGTGGGTTGGCATCTCAGGCGTTGAGTGCTCAGAGTGACCGTGATGCTATGAACTACGCTAATCAGTTGCAGATGCAAGGGAACCAACTAGACGTCGAGCAGGCACGATTGGCAGAACAGTTTAGGCAGGGTGCTGGTGCCCTCAACCTGCAGGGTGCAGGCGCATTGGGCAACCTACAGCAGATGTCGATAGCAGACGAAAGACAACGGATTGCAGATCTACTGGCAGCAGGAGCCGGACAGGATAACCGAAATCAGCAGGATCTCGACTTTATTTACAACGAGTTCCAAAGAGAACTTGGGTATCCAATGGATATGATCAATTTGAGGAATGCGGCAATCTCTCCTGCAACGAACAGTGTGG